CATTACAAATAGCACCAATGATAGTCTTATTGCTTAGAGGACAAGAAGCAATGAGAGAAACTAGTACGGAAATGTGGCGGTATTTTACGTCACATGATGATGCAATTAAATGGATACAAGGGGAATGATATGTCTCTAGGCGGTGGAAGCTCAAGTCAGCAAGAATTAGATCCTGAATTTAAGAAATTATTTACAGGAAATTATCAAAGCGCACAAGATGTAGCGTCTGGATTACAGGCTCGTCAATTTGCGGGGTTTACTCCAGATCAAGAGCAAGCATTTGCTTTAAATCGTTTATATGCAAGCCCTACAAGCGCACCAACATTATATGCAACTGATGCCGCAAATATATTAAAGCAAGGCGCTCAATATAACCCGCAAAATGTTGCATATCAAAATGCTATAGCACAAGGCTATACACCAGCACAAGCGCAAGCCGCATCTGCGGGGGCTGCTGAGAGATTTACTGGCATTACAGCAGGGGATGCCGAAAGAGCCGCAGCATCGCAACTAGCAAGAGGTGGTGTTCGTGATGTAAGCGCATCTGGAGTTACTGGTTCACAAGTTGCTCAAGAAGCTTTAGGTGCTATTGCTCCACAAGCAAGGGCTAACATTCGTGATATTACTGCTGGTTCATTTTTGAATCAAAACATTCAGCAGTACATGAATCCTTATACTCAGGCTGTTACTGAGCAAAGTCTGTCGGATTTAGAACGTGCAAGACAACTTGAACAGCAAAAAACTGCAGCGCAAGCTACTGCCGCCAGATCATTTGGAGGCTCTCGTCAGGGTGTAGCTGAAGCGGAGACAAATCGTGCTTATGGCGAAAATGCCGCCCGTTTGATTGCCCAACAAAATGCCGCTGCATATCAAGCTGCACAACAAGCGTCTGAATCTGATTTGGCTCGTCAGATGCAAGCACAACAATTAAACCAAGCTCAAGATTTGGCTACTACTCAGCAATCTTTGCAATTGGCTGGTCAGTTTGGTTTGGCTAATCAAGATGCGGCTTTACGTGCCTCTTTAGCTAATCAGGGTGTTGATTTATCAACTGGACAACTTAACGCCCAACTTGCCCAACAAACTGCATTGGCTAATCAAGCTGCGGCTAACCAGATGGCTCAATATAATGCTGGCAATTTGCAACAAGCTGGATTGGCTACTCAGTCGCAAGCTAATCAAATGGCTCAATTTAATGCGGCACAACGTCAAGCTATGAATTTGGCAAATCAAAACGCAACAAATCAAGCAAGTCAATTTGGTGCTGCAGCTCAAAATACTGCTGGTCTTGCAAATGCACAAAACTTATTGCAAGCAAATTTAGCAAATCAACAAGCTGGATTGCAAGCAAATCAACAAAGTATTACTGCTGGTTCAAACTTAGCAAGTGCTGCTACCAACTTGCAGAATCTTGGATTTAATCAAGCAAACCAAATGCGTGACCAAGGCTTATTGCAACAAGGTTTCTCACAGCAACAGTTGGATGCCATTCGCAATCTTCCTTTGGAACAGCAACAGATTCTCAATCAAGCATTGGGTATCAATGTTGGTGGTGGGTCTGGTCAAACACAAACATCTACATCAAGACAGGGTATTCTTGGCTTGTTAGGTATTGGTTAAGGAGTTTATATGTTTAATCTTGGATTGTTATCTGATGCCGCATTGACTGGTTTGTCTGCTGCTGAAAAAGAATCAATGCAGAAACAGGCTACTCAGCAATTTCTGATTGGCAGTTTGTTGAGTGGTGATCCTGGTGTTGGCTTTAAGTCAGCATCGGACATCCCTGCTACTGCAATCACAATGCAAGATATGTTGCGTAAAAGCCAACAAGCTCAAGCAGATCAGGCGTCTTTAGAAGGTTTCCGAGCTAGGTACACTCCTACTAAATTCCAAGAAGCCAATCCTGAATACATGGGTCCTGTTACACCAGATCAATTGGCTCAACAAGAGCAAATAAAAGGTGCTAGAGCGCAAGGATTGCCATTTAATATACAAAATGCTTTGCAAGATGTATTGGCATTGCCTACTGCTTCACAAAGCGGTATGCGTGAAACTATTACTGCTTTGCAACCAAGAGTTCAGGGCGACTTGCTGATGAACCCTAATATGCAAGTGATACGTGGTTTGCCATCACAAAAAGATTTGATTCAAAGTCAATTTAATCCTTTAACTGGTATGTATGAAGCAAGGCCAGTTACTGGAGGATTGCAAGCAAAGGCTGCTACTACATTGCCTGAAGTAAGACCAAATCAACAACTTGTAGTAAACCCAACAACAGGAAGTCTTTCTACCACCCTACTCCCTGGCGGTCTGTCAGCAGAACAACAATTAAATTACAGTCAAAATTTAGGTAAGGGTCAGGCTGCGTTACAAACAACCCCTACCAATGTTATTGATCCAGTAACAGGAAGGCAAAAGCGAGTGACAGAGGCTCAAGCAATGGGCTTGACAACTGCTTTATCTCCTTCTGAAGTACAAGCTTTTGAAGGCTATAAACCTATTAGAGAAGCTGCTTTCAAGGGTTTCCAAGCGGCTACAAGTTCTGATGCCAGTTTGCAAAATCTGCAAAACATTATTAATCGTGGTGCGTTTGAGCCAGGCAAGTTTGCAGGATTTAAATCTGAGGCTGCGGCTATTGCTACTGGTTTAGGTATTGGTGGTGATAGAGCCAAAGCGGTTGCAGTTGACTCTCCACTTTTCTTGCAATCAGTTGCTGATGTTGCTTCTGCAAACATTCAAGATTTGGTTGGAGCGACTTCAGACAAAGATATTCAATTTAGTGCTTCTCGTGGTCCACAAATCACGAATCCTAAAGAGGCTGTCCAGTATTACTTAGATCTTACAAGGGTTGCTAATCAGCGTAAGAAGGATTATTACAACTATGTAACTAAGAATCCTGTTCCTGATGTGGTTGAAAGATGGTCACAGACTCCACAAGGTAGTTCATCTATTTTTGAAGATCCAAAGTTGCGTAAATATCTGCCTAGTTTTCCTGTTACTGCTGGTCCTGATAAGGGTAAAACTGCTTATCAATTGCCAAGCGGAATTTTTAGGGTTTATAACTAATGGCTACCAGAGAACAAGTTTACGAATTTGCTAGGCAAGAAGCCCAAAGGCAAGGCGTTCCTTATTCTTTGGTGCAAAAGATTGTTGAGACTGAATCTGGTGGCGACTTTAACGCAATAGGACCTAAGACAAGAACTGGTGATCGTGCCTATGGTCCTATGCAGTTAATGAGTGCTACTGCTAAAGATCTTGGTGTTAACAGAATGGAATGGAAAGATAACATCCGAGGTGGTGTTAAGTATCTAAGCCAGTTATCACAGCAATTTCAAGACCCTGTCTTGGTTGCTGCGGCTTATAACGCAGGGCCTGGTAATGTTCAAAAGTATGGGGGAGTTCCTCCATTTAAAGAAACGCAAAACTATGTTGAGAAAGTAGTAGGTACAAACATGGCGACATATCGTGATATTGACCCTTCTTTGATTGGTAGGCCAACACAACCAGCACCAATTGCTAATATTGGCACATCTGATGTTGGGACTATTGCTGTTCCTCAAGCTGGATATCGTGATATTGATCCAGCATTACTTGGCAAGCAAGTTGTTGCACAAGCCCCTGTAAGACAAAATACAGATACTATTGCCCGTCAGGTAGGCTTGACTGCTCGATATGGCATGGAAGGCTTGGGACAGGTTGCTGACATTGTTGGATCACCATTGAATATGTTGATTAACAGGGCAACTGGTAGCCAACTTGGTACTCCTAGTCAGTCAATGTCAAACTTTGCAACCTTGCTTGGTTTGCCCCAACCACAAACTGGTTTTGAGCGTGGCATTGCTAATGTTACTCGTGCAGTAGCAGGTATTCCTGCTATGGGTGGTGCGGGTGGTTTATTGCAACAAGCTCCTAATTTAACTGCTCAAGTTGTTGGTCGTGGATTGGCGGCTCAACCTATTGCTCAAGCGGCAGGTGCTACTGTTGGTACTGGTGCTGCTGAAATTGCTCGTAATGTTTACGATGTGCAAAACCCATTAGCATTGCTTGGCATTAACTTGGCGGCAGGTTTGCCAGCTAGTGCTGTTGCAGCTCGTGCAGGGAATATTCCTTCTGGCACACGTTATCGTGATCCTGTTACTGGTCAGATTATTGAATCTGCGGCTCAACGTGGTGTTAATGTAGATGTTGGTGATGTTGGTGGACCAGGTGCAGGGACTATTGATAAATTACGTCAATTAGGATTCTCAAAAGAGTCTTCTAATCAAGTAAAAGCAGATCAAGTTAAAAAGTTAATTGAGAAAACTACTGAAAACTTGCGTCCTTCAAGAATGTCTGAAGGTGGCGAGAAAAAGATCATTGCTGATGACTTGCGTAAGCAATATCAAACTGCTAAAGCAAATGTAAGCCCTGAATTTAAACAAGCAGAGGCATTAGCTGGCAATGACATCATTCCATTGCGTAATACAAACCAAGCAACAATTGATGTTATCAATCAATTCCCATCTACTTCTCAGACTCCTGTTATTGAAAAGACAATTGAGAAGTTAAATACATTAATTCAAAGTGGCGGTGGCTCATACAAAGAGCTACGTGATTTGCAATCTACAGTATTTTCTGAGATGGAGCGTGTTCGTAAGGGTCTTGTGCCAGGCTCTTACAGCGAGAAGCAGTTAAATTCCATAAATCAGCTATACAAAGGCTTGGCTGATGACGTTGATGTATGGGCAACGCCTGGATTCGCTCCTGATGGTTTACCATTGACCACACCTGCTGGTGCACAACACCAAAAGGCAATGGCTCAGTTTAAAGAGACTGTTTTGCCTTTTAGACAAGATACAAACATCTACAAACTTGTATCTAGTAAGACTCCGCAAAATGATATTGATTTGGTGGCGCAAAGTTTTAGCTTTGATAAGAACCCTGCCACAGCAGAACTTGCTTTTAGCTTAATGTCACCAACTGGTAAACAAGCTGCTCAATACTCTATTCTCAATGAAGCTAGAAACAGAGCTATTAATCCTGATGCGGCTACTGGATTCTCAGCACCTGCATTTACAAGAACTTTAAATCTTGGCAGACCAGATAGTCCAACTGCACAACGTGTTGCATTTGCAGATAACCCTGCTTTGTTGGATGAAGTTACTTTGTTGAGAGACATCGTTGACACAACCCGTGGTGCTGTTACACCCAAAGTAGCACCTGCTACTGGTGCGGCATTATTGCCTTATGTGGCAGGTGGAACTGGTATCGCAGGTGGCTTTGGTCTTGGTGGTCAAATTGCTGAAGGTTTGGGTATGGGTGGGTTTGGAACTGGGCTAATTAGTGCGGCATCTGCTGCTGCTGTTCCAGTAGGAGCCAACAGATTAGCTAATGCACTTTCTAGCCAAGGTGGAACTAGATTCTTACTTGGCGAACAATTGCAAGGCGCTGGCGGCATGGGTACTGCAATGGGTCAAGCAATGACAGAAGCAACTACAAACCCTGACCAATTCATACCTCAAAAGCCCGTTCAAGGTCTTTTTGACTTGTTTAGATAAAATGAAAGACTGGCTGCTTGCAACAATTGCGGCAGTCGGTATGGTTGCCCTTATCGTTTGGTCATTCTCAGTAATCATCTGGGCATGGAATTAATTAGTCTTTTACTGGCTGTATCTATTGAGTACAGGTGTGTCAAGTGGGTTTGGGTTGGGGATGTCTACAACCGAAAAGTCTACTGTATTGAATGGAAGAAAGTAGAAAAGAAATGATAGACCCAATCACGGCACTAGCTGGCATACAGTCAGCAATCAGCATGGTCAAGAAGGCAGCTAATGTTGCCAATGACCTAGGCTCTCTTGCACCCATGATTGGTAAGCTATTTGACGCTAAGTCTGTAGCTACCAAAGCAATGCTTCAGGCTAAACAGTCTGGCAAAGGTTCGAACATGGGGACTGCTCTCCAGATTGAAATGGCACTAGAGCAAGCTAGAGCGTTTGAAGAAGAACTCAAGATGCTCTTTATGCAGACAGGAAAGATTGATGTATGGCAGAAGATTAAAGCTCGTCAAGCAGAGATGGACTTGGCAGATGCTAAAGAGATAAGTGCTTTGAAGAAGGCAGAGAAAGAAGCCAAGCAAAAAGAGCAAGAACAACTAGAGATTGGTTTGGCAATAGGTGGAGTTTTCTTTGTTTTGTTTCTAGTCTTTATTGGTGTAAATGAGTTGATGACATTCTGTGAAGCAACAAGAAGGTGTGGTCGGTGAATGAGTATCAAAAGACCTTTGACTTGTGCTTAAAGATATTCGTTTACGGATTAGTGGCACTCTATTTCTTGGGTTTTTTGAAGTTCCTTCCTGACGATTTGTCGGACAAAATTGTCAATCTCCTACTTAATCGTATTGGACTTGGTAAATGAAATATCTATTGCTTCTTTTACTGTTAACTGGTTGTGATGAGAAATATCGCTATTTTTGCCAAAACCCAGACAATTTCCATGCTGAACCTTGTCAGAAACCCAGATGCCAATTTACTCAGACTTGTCCTGAATACTTAGTAGCACCAATTTTGGAGAAAAAGATTGACGAAGTTAAACCTAACAACTGAAGAGATCGAGGTAAGGATTTGGGGGTTTGTCGTGGTTGCAGTCACGCTCATTCTCATGTTCATTGTCGCTGCTTTGCTCTACTCTGTGACTTTTGTCACTCAGCCTATCAAAAGCATGGCCCCGATTGACCAAGCCTATACCAAGATGCTGAACGACATTGTTCTATTGATCGTGGGCGGTATTGGTGGCGTTATTGGTAAACGGGCTATGTCAAGTGCCGCTAGAGCGTTTAATCCTCCAACACAACCAATGTGTCAACCAATGGGCTACGGAGGCTCTATGGGCGGTTTTAACTCGTCCTATGCACCTCCGCAATCTGCGTATGGTTTGCCTAGTCAACCATTTGGTGCTATGCCTGTTTGGAAGAACCCAGAGTTAGATGAATCATGGACACCTGGGCCACCTCCCGATACTCCTCCAGATCACTTGGAAGACAATGAAGAGCGTGAACACATGGCAATGGCTAGAAAAGAGGTTGAATAATGCTACCTATACCTTTACCTTGGTTAATAGTGGGTGTGATGGTATCTCTCTTTGGTACATACCAAGTAGGCCACCACTATGGATGGCTAGAGCGTGATAACGATATGAAGATCGCCATTGCCAAAAAGAATGATGAAGCTCGTCAGATCGAGCAAAACATGACTGAAAAACTTTCTCAACAATCTGCCAAACTTCAGGAAGCCAATGATGCTATCAACAAAAAAACTACTGCTCTTGCTGTTGCCAATCGTGCTGGCAAGTTGCGCCTCTGCCCCTCAAGTAACGTACAAACCCCCACAAGTACCGCCTCTACCAGCTCAGATTCAAAAGCAACCAGCCAACCTGACAGACAGGCTAATGAACCTTCTGATGCCGAAAGAGCAACCATCGAAGCCATCGCAGAAATAGTCGCTCAAGGTGATAAGAATACTGTCGCTTTGAACGCTTGCGTAGACTCGTATAACCAGATGAGAGATTTGCTAAATGGTAACAAGTGAACAATTAGCTAGATTACATATTGGTAATCAATGGGTAGATGCTCTGAACGCTACTTTTCAGCGTTTCAACATTGATACACCAGTTCGCCAAGCGGCTTTTATTGGTCAATGTGGGCATGAATGTGGCAACTTTAGGATTCTTGAAGAGAATTTAAACTATCGTGCAGAGGCTTTGCAGAAGTTATGGCCTAGACGTTTTGATGCTGCTAAAGCACAGGCTTGCGCTCGTAATCCTAAATTGATTGCCAATACTGTTTATAGCTCACGTATGGGCAACAGGGATGAGGCTTCAGGAGATGGATGGCGTTTTCGAGGCCGAGGATGTATTCAGTTGACAGGCTCTGCTAATTATCACCATGCAGGTCAGGCATTGGGTGTTGACTTCATTATGGAACCTGATCTTGTAGCTACTCCTCAGTACGCTGCCCTTACAGCAGGGTGGTTTTGGGACACTCACAAGCTGAACCAATTTGCTGATGTACGTGACTTTAAAACAATGACTAAGAAGATAAATGGCGGTTTTATTGGCCTTGAAGACCGCATCAAACACATAAATCATGCACTTGAAGTCTTAACAAGTTAAATATAATTGTCATAAATACTGTATAAGGTGTTGAAATGTCTAACATTCCTACGCCAGAACACGCAGAACTGTTCGCACAAAGTGTCAAAAAGTGGCAACAAGTGCTGAGTTTGGGTGATTGGAGAATAGAGAAGGGCATGAAGCCAGCTAAATCAGCAATGGCTTCTGTTGAGTTTACTCCTGCTGCAAGACTTGCTGTTTATCGTTTGGGAGACTTTGGTGCTGAGAAAGTCACCCCAGCGTCTTTGGATCAGACTGCTTTGCATGAGTTACTTCATGTGTTCCTACATGACTTAATGACTGTGGCACAAGACCCCAAATCATCTCAAGATGAGATTGAAATGCAAGAGCATAGGGTTATCAATTTGCTAGAAAAGCTATTGTTTAAGGATTCCAATGGGCGCTCATAATGAAACGTGTACTGACATGGAGTTCATCCAGTTATGGGGTCAACTTCAATCTGCCACAAAGATGGCTAAACATTTAGGAATAAACAATCGGGCTGCTCATCTTCGTAGAAGGTATATTGAAAAAACCTACAACATGGTGCTTAACGCAAGTGACTTGCGTGGTATGCAATACGATAAAAACAAACCTAAGTCATTTAGTCCACTGAAGCAAGTTGAACTTGGAATGCTAGATGGATGTGTGATTGTTTTCTCAGATGCTCACTTCATACCTGGTCAACGCTCAACAGCGTTTAAAGGTCTTCTATACATGATAGAAACGCTCAAACCTCATGCGGTGATATGTAATGGTGATGCTTTTGATGGAGCGTCCATATCGAGACATGACGTAACTGACCAACCAGCAACTACTGTTATTCAAGAACTAAAGGCTTGTCAGGGTGCATTGGGTGAGATTGAGGAAACTGCTAAAGCAGCAAGGCACAATGTAAAGCTACTGTTTACATGGGGTAATCACGATGTTAGATTTGGTAATCGTTTAGCCCAACACGCACCACAGTACAAAGAAGTATTGGGCTTTAAGCTGACAGACCACTTTTTAGATTGGGATTTCTGTTGGGCTGTGTGGCCTACCGAAAAATGTATTATCAAACACAGATACAAGGGTGGTGTTCATGCCACTCACAACAATACTGTTAATGCGGGTGTTAGCATTGTGACGGGGCATCTACACTCGCTAAAGGTCACGCCATTTGCTGACTATAACGGCAATCGTTTTGGGGTAGATACAGGCACTTTGGCTGAGACTGATGGCCCACAATTTACTTATGCCGAGATAAACCCAAGTAACCACAGATCGGGTTTTGCGGTGTTAAACTTCTTCAATGGAACACTACTTTGGCCTGAGTTGGTTCACAAGTTTGATGAGGATCAGATTGAGTTTCGTGGTGAAGTCATTGATGTAGGTGCATTTTGAGTGCTTGGCTAATCATTCTCACAGGGGCTATCTACGCCTACATTGCTGGTGAACAGCTTTGGAAAGATAACCCACATATGGCTATTGTCTATGCGGGTTATGCTTTCTCGAATGTTGGACTGTACCTACTAGCTAAGTAGAATCCTTTTGGAACACTCCATTTGGCAAAAGAGTACCCCTACGATTCTTGATCTGATCGTATGCAACTTCCATGCAGTCTACCAGATGTATGTCCTGTAAAGCGCAGTAATTGATAAGACAGACCATGACATCACCAACAGCATCCACAATAGCTTCCCTGTCATTTTTAATCGTGGCATCCGCTAGTTCTCCCATCTCTGACATTGCTTTGAGAAGCTGAACGTCTGGTGTACTGTTAGGAATAATCTTACGGGCTTCTGCCCATTGGATTATCTTGATTTCAACTGCTGCGTAACTCATCTCACTCTCCTTAAAGGCTCTTGATATTTCTCAGGTGGTGGTGGAAGCATTTTTTCTGAGGGTGGAGTCCATCCATGTTTTCTCCAAATAGCTTGGACATCCGAACCTGATTCCCATTTGAAATCTTTGTTTGGCATAGATGGATAACTGATCTTTGAATACGGAGGTTTTTCTATCATTTAATTGCTTTCAAAACACGTTGAGAATGGCCTGTAGTAGCCTTGCGTCTTTCACCAGTGTCTTCTATAAGACCCTTGCGAAGTAGCGGTGCAAATCGTGGACTAATTGTTTGTACTCCATGATTGGGGAAGTGAGACATAACTTCCTCTGCAATACACCCGTCAGGATGCTTGGCTATAACTTCATAGACCTGTTGCTCAAGTGTTGTTGAGTCAACCTTCTCAGCAGCATCCATGCTTGTATCTGGATCTGTGGTCCTGACCATCATCTTTGGCTCTGAACCAAAGAGTCTGTTAAAGGTATCTTTAAAATACACGCTCGTTAGTAAACTCATCATTAACTCCTATTAGGTGGAGGGAAAACTGCTCGTCTGCAAGCTAGGAAAATCCTTTGCACAGCTCTCCCCCCAGGTTTATATTAACTCAAAATGGAATGTCATCAGGCATATCATCAAAGCCTGAACTCTTGGGTTTTGCTTTTTGTGGAGCTTGTTGATCCTTTGGAGACAATGCCAAGCCCATAAACTTGCCACCTTTACCTTCTTTGATCCAAGCAGATAGCCAGAAGTCCTGACCATTTACTGTGATGTTGCCCTTGTAATCGGGGTGGTTTGGTATTTCTTTCTTATCGTTCTTAAACAGAACACCAGAGTTATCACGCTTTTCCATATTAACCTTTCGCATTCTTTAATGCACTTCTTACTTTACTAGGAAGCAAAGTCCATAGAGCGACTTTTTGTTCGCTATCTAGGTTCTCTGATTCCAACTTTACCCAAGCTGTCTTAGGTTCTTCCTTCTCGCAGATAGCAATTAATTCCATTGCTAACTCTCTGAGATAATTCTGTTCATCTTCTGGAATGCTATCCATTGCACCTTGTGTTGGTGTAATCACAGGGGCTTGCTTTTCTTCTCTTACTGGAGGAGATGAATCAAGCGCATCATGTTCAACAATCTCCATTGCTGATACCCATAGGTATCTTCTTGTGTACGTTTCTACAGCCCCTAGGTTTTGAATTGGATGGCAACCTTTAAGGTTTGCTTCTGCCATAGGACTTGTCAGAACGATCTGTGAGCCATCATCTGTGTCTGTGATACACAGAGTAGCCAGCTCCTTGTCAAATGACACCACACCACACAAACCTACTTTGTAAAAGATTTGATTAATTGTAGGCAAAAAGTCCCCAAGTTCAAAGTATTGATACCCTGCAAACTTGTTGTGGCCTGACTTTTTAAGTGGAGCCGCTTGCAAGGCAATCCTTGCTTCCATCAGTTTTTTATGTACACCCATGATATTTCCTTAAGTATTTCCATCTAGTTCAGCATTAATGATTTCTTTTTGATCCTCAATATCTAAGTCTTTAAACTCGATAAAGTGGTTTTCTTGGCAGCAATGCCATTTGTCGCCCTGTGGCTCTAAGCAATAACAGCAGTACGGAATGTCTGCAAATTGATCTCTGTACTGTTCAAACAATGTCTTCATATTCACTCCTGTAAGTTTATTAAAATTGTCCGTTTTTGCAATTCGTCCCTGCTTTGCGCTAGATGCAATCTATCGTGTTGAGCGCAAGTTTCGATGGCATTGCAACTGTTTTCCTTGATGGACTTCAAAGATTAAAGTTGCTCAACACCTCTAATGTGCCACACGGATTCCTGATTTTACATAGGGGTTTTCCCTAATTTACGCAACTTTTTTATGATGTTAGGCTACTCGCATGAAAACTGAAATACTTGAAAAAAGATGCGCTGAAGCCTTGCTTGGGTACTCTCAAACAATGGCAGATGCTTATACAACCGAACCAGAGGACTTTGATGCGGCTGTAACAGCTTTGCTTGCCAGAACGCTAGAACTCCATCTAAACCGAACAATTAACCTGGAGAACCTTTACAAATGACACAAGAAGCAGTTATCAGAGCATTACAAAACGGCCCACTTACTTCCTACCAAATAGAAGACTTAACAGGCATACCAAGACTATCTATTGCAGCTTGTTGTACAAAGATGAGCTATAAGAAGAAATTAAAAATCGGGAAAATTAAAATGGGTAGGTCTTGGGTTTCTCAGTACACTTTAGCGCCACACATGATTGAGGCTGAAAAGGTAGAAGAGCCTCGTGATCTGCTAAACCCTTTCGACATCAGAAACGCAAAGGGCATTTTTTCTAAGTCTGAATATGCTTCTATGAACGCCCAGGCTGTTCGTTTGTTTGGCAGAAAACCAACAAATGAAATTACCAACAATCAATTTATTTGATACAATGTTTTGAAACACGGCTAGGTGGGGAGTAATTATCCCACCGAAAAGAGAAGTCTCCCCTCCTGCCGCAGTTTCTTTTAGGGAGAATTGGAACATGAGACAGCTATGCACTATTACCAATTTAACATTGGTGACTACAACAGTCACACCATGCACCTTTCCGAGATTGAAGATCTTGCTTTTCGCAGGATGCTTGATTGGTCTTACTTGCATGAAAAACCACTCCCAATAGATTTAGATGAAATTGCCAGACAGATTCGTATGCGAACGCATAGCGAAAGCATTGGGATCGTATTAAACGAATACTTTGAATTGAGAGAAGATGGGTGGATAAATCTCAGAGTTATTCAGGAATTGCTCAAAGTCGGCATCAAATCAGAGAAAGCAAGTGCCTCTGCAAAGGCTAGATGGGGAAAGAAGGATGCGAACGCACTGCCAACGCAATCCGATAGCAATGCTACACATAACACATTACCTATTACACATAACACAAAAGATAAGAGCAAGAAAGGCTCACGCCTATCTCAAGATTGGTTTCTCAGTAAAGCAATGGGAGAGTGGGCTACTCAGGAAAGACCTGACCTAGATGTTCGTCAAGTTGCCGACCAATTCAAAGATTATTGGGTTGCCCAAGCAGGTCAAAAGGGTGTGAAGCTTGATTGGGATGCAACATGGCGCAATTGGGTACGCAACACCAAAGCTGTTAAACCAAATCCCTATGACGTTGGGAGGCTCACAGTTGCGAGAAGTAATGAGCCTGACCCTGCTTTGCTTAAGATTGCAGAAGACGCAAAAAAAGCCGCACCTATACCGCTAGAAACATTGGCTAAGATGGCTGAGTTGAGGAGAAAAGCTTGAATTACTTTGAAGCTATGAGACTGCTAGACAGGGTAAAAGAGGGTGTGCCAATCCCTTTACGCCTCATTTGTGAAGCGTTAATCCTAACTGGCGACTTGGATGAGTAGGGTATATACCAATGGTATACAGCAGAAAAAACATATCCAATGCAGGAGACAGAGTTGTTCTGGAGAAAGCCGAGGCAAGGGAAATATACCGAACTTGGCAATCAAACAGAGATAACGATTTTGTTCGTGCCAGGCTTGAGCGTTGCGAAAAGGTCTATGGATCAGGCGCAAGAGATCGAGTCAGGACCTATATGTCAAGAATGAAAGAAGGACAAATTGAATGAGTTGGCTTTATTCGCAGGCGCTGGTGGAGGAATACTTGGGGGACAACTTCTCGGATGGAGAACAGTCTGTGCCGTTGAATGGGAGCCATACGCAGCTTGCGTACTTGCCGCCAGACAAAATGACGGAATTTTCCCGCCTTTCCCGATCTGGGATGACATTCAAACCTTTGACGGAAAACCTTGGAATGGAATTGTTGACGTTGTATCTGGCGGCTTTCCATGCCAAGACATCAGCATTGCAGGACGAGGAGCAGGGCTTGACGGAGAAAGCTCATCAATGTGGTATCACATGGCGAGGGTGGTTAGCGAAGTTCGACCAAGATTCGTATTTGTGGAAAATAGCCCAATGCTCATTCATCGAGGAATCGGGAGAGTGCTTGGAGACCTTTCCAGCCTCGGGTATGACTCGAGATGGACTATTATGGGAGCAAACGAGGTTGGAGCGCCCCACCAAAGGGACAGAACGTGGATTGTGGCGAACACCAGACACGGGGGGGGGGGGGGGACATCTGGACTACTCAAAAAAGGCCAGAATCATCGGGCGAATGGACAACCCATCCAAATCAGATTGGTGGATCAAGTGAACAATCCAAGACTTTGGCCCACACCAGTAGCGAGAATGTACAAGGACGGGGGAAGCCCATCGGAATACGCCAGGAACGAGATACCCCTAGCGGCACAGGTTGGTGGGCCATTGAACCCAGAGTGGGTAGAGTGGCTCATGGGGTGGCCTCAAGAGTGGACAGACTTAAAGCCATTGGCAATGGACAAGTTCCGCAAGTGGTCGCAGCAGTCTGGAGAAAATTAACATGAGAAGAGCCGCCAGAGTTGATGCCAACCAAGAGCAAATCGTATCTGCACTAAGGGCTGCTGGTGCATACGTTTGGATTATTGGTTTGCCAGTTGATCTGCTCGTTGGCTATAAGGGTCACACCTTTTTAGTTGAGATCAAAACAAACTCTAAAAAGAAGTTTACAAAGCTACAAACAGACTTTTTTGAGAATTGGGCTGGCGGCACATTGGCAAGGATTGATAACCCAGAAGCCGCATTACGAATGATTCAGACATTAGGGTAAATCCCTATGGTATTACACAAATAATTAGGTAAGATTTAATTTTAAACAGGAGTTAATTATGGAAAAAACTTGGGAATTTGATACAACTGTGGGTGCAGGTAGCGAAGTGGTCACAGTAGTTTATGAGTATGAATCAGATGAGGATTCAACCTACAACGAATCAATTAAAGAGATTTGGTTTGAGGGACGCAATGTCATTGGCCTTCTTGCTGATGAGCAGTTCAAAGAGCTAGAGATGGAAGGAGCCATGCGGTTCCAGTATCACAAACTAAACTACAAAACAGAAGACGTATGACTAAAAAAACAGAACTTTTAATTGGCTGTGGATCTAACCACAAAAAAAGATTGGCAACAGATGGGACTAAAGGTTGGGATAACCTGACCACCTTGGACTACAACGCTACTCACAGACCTACTGTGGTGTGGGATCTAATGAACCTACCACTGCCATTTAACGACAGAGAGTTTGATGAAATTCATGCTTATGAGGTGTTGGAGCATCTTGGACAACAGGGTGATTACAAACTGTTCTTTGCACAATTCTCAGAGTTCTGGAGACTTCTAAAACCAAATGGTCATTTCCTTGCGACTTGCCCATCAAGAAACTCAGTCTGGGCATGGGGTGATCCAAGCCATACAAGAATCATGCAATTAGAGCAGTTAGTGTTCTTATCTCAAGAAGAGTACAGGAAACAAGTTGGCAAGACTCCAATGTCAGACTTCAGGAATATTTACCAAGCTGACTTCAGAACTGTATTCCAAGAGGATGATGGGGAAACAATCCAGTTTGTGTTGCAAGCTATCAAGATTTGATTCTGTAGCATATAATTCAAGCCATGAAACAACGTGGCGGTTCAAGAAAAGGCGCTGGTCGCAAGAAGATCAGCGAACAAGGTAAGACTATCCGAGCAAGGGTAGCGCCTATCCATGAGCAAGCATTGACCTTGGCAGGGAATGGTTCTTTGTCCGAAGGAATAAGACGTTTAGCAGAGAAGCATTGGAGATTAATTCATGGAGAGCAGCCCCGACAAAGCAATTCAGTATTTGATCGACACCGCACCCTTGTACGCCCAAGCGAAGTCAGAGCGCCTGTACTTGGAGGAGTTCCGAAAGTCCAAGAAGGCTCACCTGATGAGCCAGGCAGGGACTGAAGTTCTGGGTAAACAAGAAACCTTTGCCTATGCCCATGAAGAGTACATTGAAGTGCTTGAGGGCATAAGGGCTGCTGTGGAAAAGGAAGAGAAGTATCGGTGGTTAATGACTGCTGCCCAAGCAAGGATCGAGGTCTGGAGAACCAACCAGTACTCAGCCAGAATGGAAGTCAGGGCAACCCAATGAACAACAAGCTGAACGCAAAGGAAAGACTTCACCTAGCAAGGGTGAAGATGCTTCCATGTTCAGTATGTGATAAGTCAGGACCATCAGAAGCCCACCATTACAAACAAGGTCTTCAATATACCTGCATAGCATTATGTCAAGACTGCCATACTAATTCGATATTAGGTTGGCATGGTCAGAAAAGAATGTGGCATATTAAAAAGATGGATGAGATTGACGCACTTAATAATACGATAAAACGATTATTAGAAAATCCACCCGAAAATAATAATGCTTTCTAATTTCCAAACTTTCAAAAACTTTGAGATTCCAAAAATTGGTTAACTTGACTTCCCAAAAAGTAAATGCCACTTTTTTGTAAAACACCCATTTATTAGGGTTTACCCTACGTTTGTAAGCACTCACTTCGCAAAAAAAGTATGTGAGTACTCACTTCGCAAAATAACGTAAGTGTGCGCTCACTTCGCAAAATCTTAAAAACAGCGCATGAGACACAGTTTAAATATACCCCTAGAATGCCACAAAACCCGTTCTAAGCGCTTTTTTTGCCTAGGCTATATCTACTATGCATGAAACCATAAAAATCGATTCTAGGCGCTTTAAGCCAATTTGCATGATGTGAGCGCTCACTTCAAAAACACTGTCAAAAAAACCCGCATATTGCAGCGGGAATTTTGGAAAATGCTTTTTAGATGCTATCGATCAAAACCCAGAATTCCTCGATATAGCAGCATTTTTGCATTTTGGGATTGTGCAAAGCATGGCAAAAAATCATTCCAGCAATGACACAATCAATTTGCATTAGGGTTTCATTTTCGCTTGTTATAACACCCACAGCGCCCGTTTTCATGCTGCTGGATCCTCAATTTCCAGCCATTCCTCGATTATTTCGGTTCCAGCGCATAACGTGGCCCGAATGCTATCGATTGCCATGCTTGCGGCATATTTTTGGAATTTATCGCTTTGTATGTATGCTTCAAGTACAGTTAAAGCCCCAAAAACGGAATTAATGTCATTCATTCCCTGGTAAACCATAAATTCATTTATGATTTTTGGGTGTCTTTTATCTTTTAATTTTCTAGTAGTCATTTTTTAGCCTTTTAATGTAGTTCGTATGAAATAACGCTATCGGTCCAACATTCCCGACAATCTAAACAAGCCCCGTTTTGCTTTGGGGCTTTGCATGGTGAGCCGATAGGGGTTTTCGTATGCACGTTAGATGCTGTGATGCCTGGCACGTTTTGCAAGCTTGCGGGTATTTGTACGGGCTTGTCAGGGTACATAGCCGACAATCGGATAATTAAATTTTTGGGAATGCTGTTTTTTCCATGCTTTGCAATAAAAGATTTAATAATGCTGTATTCCCTAGTTGGCAGCCAATGCATGGTTAAAAGGGTTTCCATGCATACAGCAACAATTTTTTCAAAGTGTTCTAGGTTTTGTAGGTCCCCGCTATCGTGCCAGCGAAAATATGGATCTTTTCCAATATGGGAAACCATGCCCGACACCCAAAATTCACCCGTTATGCTATCTAAGCGGGAAAATTGAGCGGGTTTAATGTTGTTTTCATACATTCGATAGAACCCGTTATTTGCATAGCATTTTGAGCATATAGAACCCTCGATTTTGGACATTTTGAACCCAGTAACGCAAGCTTCAGTTGGTAGGCTGTAGCTTTTACATGGCATTTTTGACGTTGACGTTAGAGATCCGCAAGCTATTGCAGCCTGGGTTTTGGTCATTGGGATAATTGGGATAATTTTCATATTGACACCTATTTAAAAAAGAAAAAAACAGTTTAGATTGTGCAACACCCACAGCAAGGGGCATCGATACAGCGGCCTTTTTTATTCCTATAGAACGTATTAGGGCCGTTTTCACCAAAAAAAGTGATTGTGTCGCTATCGGGTTCAAGTACAGCCTTTTTTGTAGCTGTATCGAATAAGATCCAATCCCCGACATTTATCACAGCCTGGGACTGTGAACACCTAGAACGGAATTTAGAACGCATTTTTTTAAGCATAGTGGTTCTTTTCCACAATGCATTCGGAGGATATATAACGGAATTCTGGGTTTTCTCTCACCCAGGCCTTGGCCCGTGATTTGCTATCAAAACGGATAAAAAGGCTTTGCTGTTCATCATAAGCCACAATCCAGCCAAAAGGATTAAATTGTAATTTCATGGTTTCCCCTTATTTAACTAGAACGTCAAAATATGCCAGCATCAATGCCAGCGCTGCACAAAAAAGAACTATTGCAAAAATAGCTTCAAAAATTACTGTTTTCATTTAACTAGCTCCAGAGTGTTTTGTGAGTTAAAGCAAGTGATATCGAACCCTAGGGCTTGAATGTCCTTAAGGGCTTGCGAGGATAGGGTTTTCGTTCCCGCTATCCGTGCGAATAGCTTTGCAGCCTGGCACGCTGGGTATGCGACAGTGTTCCCGTACTGTGAGCGAATCTCAATAGTTATTGTTTTCATGTTATCCCCTTAAACGATAAATTCGGGGTTTGTAGTCACATTGTGAGCTGTAGCTATTGCCAGGATCTCATTCTGGCTTTTGGTAGTCCTAGCGGAGCGGATAAGGGCCGATAAGGCTCGAGCGAGATAGTCCTTACCTAAGCCAGCCTCGCTGTATTGAACGGATTTAGCGACTTCTTTTGATTCGGATTTTGTCATTGTGAACACCTATTAAGTTGGATACATTCCGATTGAATGTGCATTTATGATAGCAAAAGAAAAGAGAAAAACACTAGGTGCAAACCCTAGGTTTAGGATCTTTAAACCCTTAAGGGTAAACCCTAATATGCTTTGATTCTGTAGCTACAATTGAGAAAAGAAAACAAGGGCCAACCCATAACAAGGGATCCAATTGTAACAATGGATAGGTAAGGGGATTAGATAGGATACATAAGGGGATAACGTAAGGCCTGGGTTATTGATAGCCTAAACCTTAAGAACTATTAAGATCATTTAAGAACCTTACGGGGACCGATAATCGACAATCCTATGCGCAAGTGAGACGCAAATAGGAATCATTCGCATTCGCAGATCTAAATGAGAATCATTCGCATCTAGAAGTAAGTGGGCACTCACTATCATTAGGGTTTACCCGATGAGAACTGTGTTTCCGTACAGTAGAACTAGGGTTTTCCCCTAGGGGTTTACCCCCCCCTATCAGTAAATCGAGGGGGCGCTGTGACAGGGGACACAAACACACATGGAATCCACAAACACACATCGAATCAACAATCAAAGCTAAGACCCCCCTACCCCTCCCCCCAACTACAAAAGAACCCTCCAAAAAATTTTTTTATAGTTTAGAATTTGTATCCATTAAATCAAGGAGAAGATATGGCAGGATTTCCTATGAGGAGAGCGTTGGAGAAGAAGATAGAAGAGCTTGGGGGGATAGAGTTCGTCACAGCTCACATAAGCCAAGGAATGACCATTGGACGCTTGGCAGAGTTCATAGAGTGTTCTAGGCCCATGCTTTCTTTTTGGATCAACCATACTGATGAGCGAAGAGATGCGGTCCTTGCTGCTCGTAAGCTAAAGGCTGAGAAGCTTGCAGAAGAGGCTTTAGACATTGCTGACCAAGCAGATGAGACAAGTAACTCAGGAGTTAATAAAGCCAGACTACAAGTAGACACCCGTAAGTGGATGGCCTCTAAGCTTGACCCTGAGAACTATGGAGACACCGCCAAGACCCAAGTCAATATCTCTTTGGGTGATCTACACCTCCAAGCCCTAAAGCACATGGGTAAGGCTGATGTTGTGATTGAAAACAATGGCACATAACCCGTTTATCCAGTTTATAACTCTTTACAGAAAAGACCCTGTTTTGTTTGTCAAAGAGGTCTTGGGGGTAGAGCCTGATGATTGGCAACAAGACTTTCTTAACGCTGTAGCCTCTGGTGAGCGAAAGATCTCCATTCGATCTGGTCACGGGGTGGGTAAGTCAACCACCGCTTCTTGGGCAATGCTTTGGTTCTTGTTGACCAGGTATCCTGTTAAGGTAGTGGTTACTGCCCCTACTTCTGCCCAACTGTATGACGCTTTGTTTGCCGAGCTAAAGAGGTGGGTCAAAGAACTACCCCAACCTATCCAAGACCTACTCGATGTCAAGCAAGAGAGGATAGAACTAAAGGCTTCCGCTACCGAGGCATTTATCTCTGCTAGGACAAGTAGAGCTGAACAGCCTGAAGCTCTCCAAGGTGTCCACTCAGAGAACGTCATGTTGGTTGCGGATGAGGCTTCTGGTGTCCCAGAGGCAGTATTCGAGGCTGCTGCAGGTTCTATGTCAGGACATAACGCTCTGACCATCCTACTTGGGAACCCCGTAAGGTCTTCTGGCTTCTTCTTTGACACCCATAACAGGCTCAAAGATGAGTGGTGGACAAAGAGAGTATCTTGTATTGACTCTACTAGGGTGAGTAAAGAGTACGTAGAAGACATGAAATCCCGCTATGGCGAGGAAAGTAACGCTTACAGGATCAGGGTTCTGGGTGAGTTTCCAAGGAGCGATGATGACACGATTATTCCTATGGAGTTGCTTGAGTCTGCTAAACACAGAGATACAAGAGCTTATGAAGATGCTCCGATCATTTGGGGACTCGATGTGGCTCGTTTTGGCTCCGATTCTTCAGTTCTATGTAAACGTCAGTCTAATGTTGTACACACTCTTGAGAGGTGGAGGAACTTGGATCTGATGCAGTTAACTGGTGCAGTAGTCGCCCAATACGAAGCCTGTGACCACAAGAGTAGACCCGCAGAAATTCTGGTTGACTCTATTGGACTAGGCGCTGGTGTTGTTGACCGACTAAGAGAGCTAAAACTGCCTTGCCGTGGGATTAACGTATCCGAAAGCCCTGCTATGGGTGGCACTTATTTAAATCTTAGAGCTGAACTTTGGCATAAAACCAAAGCATGGCTAGAGAAACGGGACTGCAAGATACCCAATAATGAGGATTTCATTGCTGAACTGGCGACAGTTAGGTACACCTTTACCTCCAATGGCAAAATAAAAATCGAATCTAAAGATGATATTAGACGTAGGGGATTGAAATCTCCCGACATGGCTGACGCATTTGTCTTGACATTTGCCTCAGATGCCGCCACCATCTCATGGGGGTCTAACTTGTCTTGGGGTAAACCGATTAAAAGGTTGATCCGAGGCTTGGTCTGATTGCCGTTGCCATTTTGAGCCACCCTAAAAAAGTGGCTCTTTTTTTTATTAGCACAATATGGTAGTATTGACAAACCTTTTAGGAGATCCCTATGAAAATGGATGAAGCAGCCAAAAAGATTGGCAAGGTAATGGGTGAATACAAGCGTGGCAAGCTCAAGTCTTCCTCTGGTAACAAGGTTAAATCCCGTGACCAAGCTGTCGCTATCGCAATGAGCGAGTCTCGTTCTATGCCTAAACGTGGTGGTAGAACTGCAACTAACCGCAGTAAAAAGTAACTTAAGGAGTAATCATGGCTTTCTTAACAAGAGATAACAATGGAAATACCATACCTAATGTATTTAGGATTGGAACTAGCCAAGTAATTGCTGCTGGCAATACAACTGCCGCCAGTACTGCATTTGCCGCAAGTACAACCCATGTTCGGGTTGCTTGTTCTTTAGGTCATTGTTATGTGTCGTTTGGATCTGCTCCAACTGCAACAGTTACTACTAGTATGTTGATTCCTGCAAATACTAGCGAGATATTTGCGGTGGCCTCTGGTGACAAGATTGCTCTTATTAAAGACGCAACAGTTACTGCTTCCACAATTAGCGTTACGGAGTTATTATGAAACAAGGTTTATATGCCAATATCAATGCCAAACAAGAACGAATTAAAGCTGGCTCTAAAGAAAAGATGCGAAAGCCTGGCACTAAAGGTGCGCCAACTGCTAAAGACTTTAAGCAAGCGGCTAAGACTGCTAAAAAGAAATGATTAAGCGTGGTTCAGAAGAGTTCTCTGGTTACAACAAGCCAAAGAAAACTCCTAACCACCCAAAGAAAAGCCATGCTGTATTGGCTAAGTCTGGTGACGAAGTGAAGTTAATTCGCTTTGGTCAACAAGGTGTTTCTGGTAGTCCTGATGGATCTAAAAGAAACGAAGCATTTAAAGCCCGTCATGCTCAAAATATTGCCAAAGGCAAAATGAGTGCAGCGTTCTGGGCAAACAAGGTTAAATGGTAACTATGAACTGCCCAACCGCAACCTATGACATTAAGTTCAACTTAAAGAATCGTAATTGGGCGATCAAGAATGTTGACTATGGTCCTGCCAACCCAGAAGAAGATAATGAAGAGTACTGGCAGAACCTTGCTGATATGTGGTCAGTATCTATTGATGAAGTTCAGGAGATGCGTTGCGGTAACTGCGCTGCCTTTATCCAAACCCCTGAGATGCTAGACTGCATCCTTAAAGGTATTGATGAAGAGACTGATGGCTATGCCAAAGACGTACAGGGTGCAGCTAATCTTGGCTACTGTGAACTGTTTGACTTTAAGTGTGCAGGTGAGCGTACCTGTTCAGCATGGCTATCTGGTGGTCCTATCACCAAAAAGATGACCAAGAATCAGCAGAATATGTTGATGATGGCTAAGACCGAATACAACATGGAAGATGAGGAAGATTAAATGAATTTCCTAGCTGCATTAATGGAATCTTTTTTACCTGCTGCCACAGAAACTGGTATGTCAGAAGCCGTTGCCTCTGGTGGCATGGCTCCTCCCTCTGCTATGGAAAGCCTAGGAAGCGCTATTGGTGGGATGGGCAATCAAGCCATTGCACCTACTATGCAAGCCTATAACACTTTCACAAATCCAAACTCTACCTCTGGCGATATGCTGGCTGGTGCTTATAAGTATGCCTTCAATCCCAAAACTCAAGAAGATGAGAAAATGATGTCTGCTCCTCAAATGCGTATGGGTGGTGGTATGGCAAATAATTATGTTGGTGGCATTCCATCATTACTCCAAGGTTATGGTGGCGCATCACAGGGACTTCTTCCATACATTGGCGCACGTTAAGGAATTAAAATGAAACAAGAAAACCCAATGTTGATGGCTGAAACCTTGCAAGGTGAGATGCAAGAAGATGAGGTAATGTCTGAAGAGCAACTTCAAGGCGTTATTTCTGCTGAAATTAATGACGCAATTTCTTTCATAGATGACGACATTGGTGGCAATCGTGCGTTGGCTACTGAGTACTACTATGGGCAACTCTTTGGTGACGAAGAGGAAGGCCGTTCACAAGTAGTTTCAATGGATGTCCGTGATACTGTACAAGGCATCCTACCAAGTCTGATGCGTATTTTCTTTGGCCCAGAGCGTGTGGTTGAGTTTGCCCCACAAGGACCAGAAGATGTTCAGTCTGCTGAACAAGCTACAGACTATGTAGACTTTATTTTTAAGCGTGATAACCCAGGCTTTAAAATTTTACACTCAGCATTTAAAGATGCTTTGGTACGCAAAGTCGGTATTGTTAAGTACTGGTGGGATGAGTCTGTAGAAGTTAAAGCAGAGTCTTTCTCTATGCTTGATGAGCAGACAATGATGTTCTTGACTCAAGACCCAGACATTGAGATTTCTGCGGTGCGTGAGTATCCGATTCCTGGCATGGTAGAGCAGAATCTTGCCCAAGGCATTATGACTCCTCCTCCAATGATGTACGATGTGGAGATCAAGCGCAGAATCAAATCTGGCAAGGTAAAGATTGAGGCTCTACCACCAGAAGAATTCCTGATTGACCGCAGAGCAAAGTCCATTGATGAGGCTACTTTTGTAGGCCATAGGGCTATGAAGACTGTTTCCGATCTGGTCGCTATGGGCTATGACTACGATGAGATGGTTGAGGTTGCGGGTAATGGTAATGACTTTGACAACAACGAAGAATATCAAGCCCGTAACCCATTTGCCGTTATCAGTACTGCAAACAATGGCGATCCATCTAGCAAGAGTGTTCTCTATATTGAAGGCTACTTAAAGGTAGACTTTGATGGCGATGGCATTGCTGAAATGCGTAGGATTTGCACAGTTGGTACTGGCAACAAAGTTATCCGCAATGAGATTGTTGATGGAAGACAGTTTGCTGACTTCTGCCCTGATCCAGAACCCCATACCTTTTTTGGTATGTGTCCCGCAGATGTGGTCATGGACATTCAACGTATCAAGTCCAATGTCCAACGTGGCATCCTAGACTCTTTGGCTCAGTCCATCCATCCACGCACTGCCATCGTAGAAGGACAAGCCAACATGGAAGATGTGTTGAATACAGAAGTTGGTGCTGTTATTCGAATGAGAGCGCCAGGCATGGTTCAGCCCTTTACAACTCCTTTTGTTGGTCAAGCCGCATTCCCAATGCTTGACTACTTGGATGATATTAAACAGACCCGTACAGGCATTTCTAAGGCCGCATCTGGCTTGGATGCAGACGCATTGCAAAGCACTACCAAAGCCGCTGTATCTGCGACTGTAAATGCCGCACATCAGCATATTGAGATGATTGCCCGTATCTTTGCTGAAACTGGTTTACGTAAACTATTTACTGGCATCTTGAAACTCGTTATTGAGAATCAAGATAAAGAGCGCATGATTCGTTTGCGTAATACATTCGTGCCAATTGACCCCCGTTCTTGGGATGCCAATATGGATGTGATTGTTAATGTAGGCGTTGGTGATGGAACTATTGAAGACAGAATTAATATTCTGAATCAGGTAGCTATGCGTCAGGAAATGCTGATTAAGGAAACTGGACCTAACAATCCTATTGTTTCTTTGCCACAGTACACAAACACATTAACTAAGATGCTTCAGTTGGCGGGTATCAAGGATTCTCAGAATTACTTTAACCAGTTACCTGTTGACTTCCAATTGCCCCCACAACCAGAGCCAAAGCCCACTCCAGAGGAGATGTTGGCTCAAGTACAGGCTCAATCTATTCAGGCTGATATTCAAAAGAAAGCTGCTGAATTGCAATTAGATCGTGAAAAAATGATAATGTCAGATGATCGTGAAAGAGATCGTGTTGAACAAGATGGTATTTTGCGTAGATATGAGTTAGAATTGAAATATGGTGTACAAATTCAAAGTGCGGAGATTAATGCCGCAATGAATACAGACCGAGAGTTAATCCGTCAACAAGCTGCAATGAATCAGACGCAAGTCCCTCAACAGCCCCAACCAATGATGTAAATGGATGATCTAGAAATTAACCTCGCAAGAGGAGACAGAGCTAAGTTACTTCTTGAGGATGAACTTCTCAATGAAATGCTTAAGAGAATTGAAGACGACTGTTATCGTGAGATTCGTTCTTCCAAACTAATGGAGGGACCAGTTAGAGAGCAAGCTTACTTGCTTCTGACAACAGTTGATATTCTGAGAGCAAAACTACGCTCTGTTATGGATACAGGCAAGATGGCAGAAGTTGCCCTTGTGCGTAGACGGGGAAGACCCCCGAACAAATGATTGTTAAACTAAGAGGTAAATATGTCCGATAACGCAAACGCAGTCGGTTCGATTACAGTAAATGAAGCAGCGCAAAGCTTTGCTTCCATGCTAGACGCTCAAGAGGGCGTTGACACTGGTGCAGAGGCGCAACCAGAGGAGGGGCAACCCGAATCTGAGTCTGAGGAAATGGAATCTGCGGAGCCGCAAGACGAAGCAGAGGAAACTTCTGAGGAAGTAGAAGGCGAAGAAGAGGAAGCTGAAGAAGAAGCTCCAAGGGATGAGAAGTTTGTTGTCAAAGTTGATGGCAAAGAAATCGAAGTCCCAAAGGATGAACTTATCCGAGGCTACCAACGTGAAGCTGACTACACACGGAAAACGCAGAAACTAGCAGAAGAGCGCAAATTAGTCGAGTCTGAGTTTCAGCAAGTACGTGGAGAGCGTGAACAATACGCTCAGATATTAGGACAATTACAGCAAAAACTGCATGAGTTTGAGCCGCAAGAGCCTGATTGGAACCGATTAGAAGTTGAAGACCCAACTGAATATGCCCGTCAATGGACATCTCATCAGCGTAGGCAACAACAGAGATATGCGGTTCAAGCAGAGCAAGAGCGTCTTAACCAAATGCGTCAAGCTGAACTACAAAAGACTATGCAACAAGTCATGGCTACCGAGGTGTCTCGGTTGAAAGAGAAAATTCCAGAATGGAGTTCTCCTGAAAAAGCCAAGGCAGAGGGCAAAGCTTTAATGGAATATGGTCAGAATTTAGGCTTTTCAGAGCAGGAACTGAATACGATTACGGATTCACGGGCATTATTGGCGCTTCACAAAGCGTGGAAATATGACCAGATGATGAGTAAGCGTCCAGAATTCCAAGCAAAGATTAAAAAAGCCCCAAAGATGGTCACTCCTGGTTCAGCAGGTAGCGTGAGTTCTAAGTCGAGTGATTTAAATAACGCAAAAAAGCGTCTTGCACAAACTGGAAGCGTCAGAGATGCCGCATCCCTATTCGAGAAATTTATTTAAGGACCTATCATGGCTGCTATTACAAACACGTACACGCGCTTTGACGCGAAGGGCGTTCGGGAAGATCTTTCCAACGTCATTTATCAAATCTCTCCTGAAGAGACACCATTCATGTCTAATGTTGGTCGTGAAAACGTCACCAACACATTCTTTGAATGGCAAACAGATGATTTGGCTGCTGCCATCACAACTAATGCACAGATCGAGGGTGATGACATCACTTCTTTCACAGCAGTTACAGCTACAGTTCGTTTGGGCAACTACACCCAGATTAGCCGTAAGGATGTAATCATTGCTGGTACATTGGAAGCGGTTGACAAGGCAGGTCGTCGCTCAGAATTGAGCTATCAAATGGCTAAAAAATCTGCGGAAATTAAGCGCGACATGGAGGCCACAATGTTGGCTAACCAAGCCGCTGCCGCTGGTTCTACGTCATCTGCCCGTAAATCTGGCGCTTTGTTGGCCTTCTTGAAGACCAATACAAGCGAAGGTACTGGTGGTTCTGATCCTTCATACACAACCATTCCTGATGCAGCTCGTACTGATGCTACAACTACTAACTTGCGTTCATTCAGCGAAGCATTGCTGAAAGACGTAATTCAGAAGGTGTGGACAGAAGGCGGCTCACCATCTATCGTTATGGCTGGTCCTGTTAACAAGCAGAACTTGTCTAAGATGGCTGGCATTGCTGGTCAGCGTTTCAATGTTACAGGCGCAAAGCCTTCCACAATTATCGGAGCCGCAGACATTTATGTTTCCGACTTTGGTAACGTGAGCATTGTTGCTAACCGCTTCCAACGTGAGCGTGATGTTTTTGTGCTTGATCCTGAGTACGCATCAGTAGCTTTCTTGCGTCCCTTCCAGACAGTTGAACTGGCTAAGACAGGTGATGCCGAGAAGCGTATGCTCTTGTGTGAGTGGGGCTTGAAGATCAAGAACGAGAAGGCTCATGGCGCTGTCTATGACCTGAACTCAACAATTCAGACCTAATCTGAAACAACTGGGTGGGCTAATAACCCACCCTTTTTTTATGACTACAAAAATCTTTGATACAAACCTAGAGATGGGGACTCAGAAACTTTGGCATTACGATGCTGAAAAAGATGAGGCAACCATTCAGACAATTATTGATGCTACAAATGTAGTAGAAGCAAACAAAGAACGATTTAATTCGTTTGATGAGAAGGCTAATTGGAAAGGCGATATGCATCATGTTGCATCCATTCCTATGGCTTTGTATTATCAAATGAAAGCAGAAGGTAAGCTTGAAGATCAAGCCTACATGAAACGATGGCTCAATGACCCTGATAATCGTGCATTTCGCACAAGACCTGGAGAAGTTTAATGGATAGTAAGACCATTGGAATTTTGGTTCCAACACGGGATTTTGTTAACTCTGGATTTGCTTTTGACTTAGCGAGGCTAGTAGGATTTACTGTAGGTACAACAAATCACAAAGTAGTGATCTACACTAGCTCTGGCACTTTATTGTCAGCACAACGTCAGGATTTGGCTAGGGATGCAATAGCAGCAGAATGTACGCATACCCTATGGCTAGATAGCGACATGAGATTCCCAAAGGATTCTATTATCCGATTACTTGCCCATGATACGGGTATTGTCTGTGGAAACTATGCCAAGCGCAGATTCCCTACAGAACCTATTGCTGTGAAAAAAAATACCCCAGATATGGATGCAACTTTTATCAATCGGGTATATACTGAGGACGATTCAACTGGACTTGTTGAAGTAGACTACTGCGGAATGGGTGTAATGCTTGTTAAATCCGAAGTCTATAAATCTATGGAATATCCTTGGTTTGCTATCCCTTGGGTTCCCGCTGCGGAAGACTACATTGGTGAAGATGTATGGTTTTGCCGCAGAGCCGCACAAAATGGGCATAAAACATATATTGACCAAGATCTTTCAAAGCAGATCTTTCATATTGGTACATTTGAGTACAAACATGAGCATACACTAGCGTGTAGGGATGTAGAAAATGGCACTTGATACATATAGCGGATTAAAAGCAACTATTGCTGATTATTTAAATCGTGATGATTTGACTTCTGCCATCCCGTCTTTTATTACTTTAGCGGAAGCAAAATTTAATCGTAAATTGCGTGTTCGGCAAATGGTAAAGAGGGCGACTGCTACCATTGACACTCAATATTTTGGATACCCTTCAGATTGGTTGCAAGCAAAGCAATTTGTTTTGAATACCAACCCAATTACTTATCTTGAATTTGTTACAAATTTTCAAGGTGATGAAATACGTCAAACTACTGCAATAGGTGTTGGTAAACCTCTTTATTACACTATTGTTGGTGCTCAAATTGAAGTGATTCCAACTCCAGATACTGGTTATACAGGTGAGCTTACATATTATGGTAAGATTCCTGTATTAAGTGATTCAAATACAAGCAACTGGCTTTTGGCTTATGCCCCAGACTTGTACTTATATGGCGCTTTGCTAGAAGCTACTCCATATTTAAAGGATGATGAGCGTCTTGCCACATGGAGTTCACTGTATGCAAACTCTTTGGGCGATATGGAGGTGGCAGATCAAAGGGCATCTGTTTCTTCTACTCCTATTATTCGTGCCCGATCTTTGGGGTAAAAAATGGCAGGTTCATTTTCAGACTATTTGGAAGACAAGCTTTTAAAGCACGTTTTTACAAACACAGCATACACTTCTCCAACTTCACTCTATGTGGCTTTGTATACTGCTGCGCCTACAGACGCTGGCGGTGGTACAGAATTAAGTGGTAGTGGATATGCACGAAAAGCTGTAAGTTTTACAGTAAGTGGAACTACAACATTGGCAACTAATTCTGCTGCTGTTGAGTTTGATGCCGCTACTGGTTCGTGGGGAACAATTGTTGCAGTTGCTATTTATGATGCTTTAACTTCTGGCAATTTTTTAGCATGGTCTGATTTAACCGCATCAAAAACCATATCTACTGGCGACATTTTACGCATCCCTGCTGGCGATCTTGATATTACATTGAGTTAAATATGGCACTTGTACTTGCTGATCGAGTAAAAGAGACTACCTCTACAACTGGTACTGGCACAATTACTCTTGCTGGTGCAGTTACTGGTTTTCAATCTTTCTCTATCATTGGAAATAGCAATACAACCTATTACGCTATTGTTGATAATTCAACTGGCGCATGGGAAGTTGGTATTGGAACATACACATCTAGTGGGACTACACTAGCTAGAACAACTGTTCTTTCATCAAGCAATAGTGATAATTTAGTTAATTTTGCGGCAGGATCAAAAGATGTCTTTGTCACATATCCTTCTGAAAAATCTGTATTTTTAAATGCCTCAGATGTTGTTGCCCAACAATCATTTGGCGCTATTACTGCCACATCTGCCGCACTAACAACTGGAACAATAACTACGGCTCCTTCTGGTAATACAGATATTGCAAATAAGTTATATGTAGATGGTGCATATTCTGCTGGTACAGGCTTAAGCTTATCTACTAGAACATTTAGCATTACACCAGTAGGAACTGCAAGCACGTATGGTTCAGCATCACAAGTTCCAGTTATTACTACCAATGCTTCTGGTCAAGTAAGTTCAGTAACAAATACAAGCATTGCTATTAGTGGCTCTGCGGTATCTGGAAATATTTCAGGTTCTGCGGGGTCTGTGGCTAATGCGTTAACTTTGGGTAGTTTTTTAACTGGCACAAGTTATGACGGATCTTTGGCTGTAACTGCTGCAGTAGATGCTACTTCTACAAATACAGCATCAAAAGTAGTTGTTCGTGATGCTTCAGGAAACTTTAGTGCAGGTACTATTACTGCCGCATTGAGTGGCAATGCGACATCTGCTACATCCGCTACATCAGCAACAACGGCAACAACAGCAACAAATTTAGCAAGTGGTTCTGCTGGAACTATTCCATATCAATCTGCTGCTGGAACAACTGCGATGTTGGCGGTAGGAACTTCAGGTCAAGTATTGACAAGTAATGGCGCTGCTGCACCTACTTGGGCGGCTGCTGGTGGCGGTGCAAACTTGCAAGAGTTTTCATCATCTGGCACATGGACTAAACCATCTGGCGCAACCTTTGTATTAGTTGAGGCATTTGGCGGTGGTGGTGGCGGTGGTAGTGGCAGGCTTCCTCCTACTAATGACCCAGCAGGTGGGGGCGCAGGTGGCGGTGGTTCTGGTTACAACTACAAACTTTTTAAAGCAAGCGATTTAGCTTCTACTGTAACAATCACAATTGGTGCAGGTGGCGCAGGTGGCGCAGCAAAAGCCACAGAGGGAAATGGCAATAATGGCTCTAATGGTGGCAACAGTACCTTTGGCTCTCACTTAACAGCCTATGGTGGTGGTCTTGGTGTTGGTGGCAAATATGTCACAAATGGCAATGTTAATGGTGGAGCTGGTGGTGGTACTACTGGCGCTGCTTCTGGAACAACTGCTGGCGCACCGCTAATAACTGCTACATATAGTGGCGGTGGAACAATAACAGTAAGCAATCAAGCCTTCGGTGGAGGCCCTACTGGTGGTGCTTCTGGGTTTGGTGGTGGCGGTGGTGGTACAGCTAAATCATTTTCATCAGGTTCTAACCAACCTGGTGGTTGTTCTGCTTATGGTAGCGGAGGTGGTGGCGCAGGGTTTGGCGACATTGCTGGTGGAACATCAGCAGCGCAAGTAGGTGGTAGTAATGTAGGTAATACTGGTGGTGGTGGCGCAGTAAGTACTGCTGGAGGCACAAACCAAGGTGGTGGTGGTGGCGCACAAGCAACTGCTGGTGGTGCTGGTGGCGCACGAGGTGGCGGTGGTGGTGGTGGTGGTTCTGGCATCACAGATACTTCTCCTTCTGGCGCAGGTGGTGCTGGTGGCAATGGTTACATAGCTGTTTACACATGGTGATGCAAATGACTAAAAAATACGGATTTATTGTTGATGGCGTTGTTGATAATGTCATCATTGCTGAAGAAGACTTTGCCTCTCAACAGGGTTTAGTTGAAGTGCCTGATTATGTAAATGGTGAGGCTTGTGGTCGTGGATGGCTATATGACGGCACAACCTTTACAAAACCTGCAGAAATTGATGTTCCTGTAGCTTCTACAGAGCCAACTAAAGATGAATTGCTTGTTCAACTTAATGCGTTGGCAGCAAAAATTCAAGCGTTGTAATAAATATAAATTATGTTTGGATTTACAGCACTATCTCAGTCAGGATTTGCTGATACTGGGACAGGCTTATCTTTAATTTCTGTATCAATTTCAGCACAGTCTGAATTTAATTCTTCAGCAGTAGTTTTGCTGAATGCTGCTGTAAATTTATCTAGCGAATCTAGCATTGCAAGTGCCGCAGTTTTAATTGTTAATGGGTCAATTTCTTTAAATTCTTTAAGCAATGTTCAGACAACCGCCAATTTTGTTACAAATAGTGGCGCTCAAGTAATTTCGTTAAGTAACTTTACTTCAAGCGGATCTTCAATAATAAGCATTTCATCAGAATTTTCAAGCGTTTCTAGCTTTATTTCTAGTGTTGTGAGAAAATGGGAAAATGAACAAGACATTTCGGAGTCTTGGAATGATTCATCAGATATATCTGAAACATGGTCTGATGCAACAATTTCATCAAAATCATGGACAACAGTAAATGATAATTCGGATGATTGGACAACAACAACAGATGTTTCTGAAACTTGGTCTGCAACAATCAATTAAGAGGTAAATAATGGCTGATACAACAACTACGAATCTAGGGCTTACTAAGCCAGAAGTTGGTGCATCTACGGATTCATGGGGAACTAAGATAAATACAGACTTAGATACCATTGATGGCTTATTTGATACTGGACCATTCCTTAAGGTAACAAAAGGCGGTTCTGGTGTTGGAACCAAAACAGGAACTGGTAATCTTGTTTTATCTACTAGTCCTACTTTAGTTACGCCAAATCTTGGAACTCCATCTGCATTGGTTGGAACAAACATTTCAGGAGTGGCATCCAATTTAAGTGCTGGTTCACTTGCAACTACAAATTTTTCTATTGTTGAATCAGGTGGAAAGTTGCTTTTCAAGTATGGCGCAACAACAATTGCAAGTATGACAAGTGCAGGTGTATTTACTGCATTGAGTAATATTTCTAGCAATGAAACACCATAAAGGAGCAATATAAATGGCTACAACTCTTGTATCAACTGGCTTACAGTTTCCAGATGCGTCAATTCAAACAACTGCTGTAACTGCTGGTCAGTTTACTGCTACCGCCTCTGGTGCTATTACAAACGGAAATAAATTAGTTGTTAATGCCAATGGTACTGTAAGTGCCGTTGTTGCCACAGCTATAACACCAGTTGTAAACGCTAAACTTGCATATCGAAATGGAAACCCTGCGACAAATTTAGCTTGTGCGTTCAATGGAACATATTTTGTATTTGTATACACAGTTAGCAGTTCTGCTTATGCTATTTGTGGAAAACTCAATGGTACAAATATAATTTTTGGAAATGAAGTAACACTTCAATCAAGCGCAACATCTCAAGATGTGACTTGTGATACATCAACTGGTAATTTTGTTTTAGCTTGGGCAACTTCTTTATCAGGAAATGCTTGTGTTGCATCAGTAACGGATAATGTTCTTACAACATACACCAGTATCGGTGTTGCAACAGCTGGCGTAATTGCTTGTGAGTATGACTCAACTAACAATAAAGTTGTATTTGCCTATGGATATAGTTCTAATCAAGGATTTGCAAAAGTTGGAACAATTTCTGGAAATGATATAACTGTTGGTACTGCAGCAAATTTCACAACAAGCGTTCCAGCCGACACAATTTGTTTACAAGAAGATAAAACAAATGGGAAAATTGTTGTTGCATATAAAAATACAAGTTCATCTAACCAAGGCTTTGCGGCTGTAGGAACAGTTTCTGGAACGTCTATAAGCTTTGGAACACCAGTCCAATTTGGTGGTGGTACTGGTATTGCTAATATTAATTCAACTTATGACACAACAAATAGCAAAATAATTTTTGCTTATTGGTATGGTGGTGAAACAGGTTACACAATAGTTGCTACAGTTTCTGGAACGTCAATTAGTTTTGGTACTGAGCAGACTTTTGCTACAAACACATCAAGATATCCATCTGTTGCATACGATTTTGCAAACCAAAAAGTATTTTTAACTTATTCAAATGACACATTGGGTGGTTGTGAATATGTTAGCGGAACTTTATCTGGGACTTCAATATCGTATGGAACTCCAGCAGTATTTGATACCGATGGTGGTGGAGGATTCGCAAATGTTGCAATTCGAGGTCTAGGAATACTTGTTAATTACTATGACAGTACAGGAACAATTGGTGGTAGAGGTGTGGTAATTTCAACAAGCTCTACAAATCTTACATCTAAAAATTACATTGGTATTGCTAACAATACATACTCGAATGGCGCTACAGCAACAGTACAAACAATAGGATCTGTTGATGATGCTCAATCTGGGCTAACAACTGGCAAGCCATATTATTTACAAATGGATGGTACTTTAAGTACTGCTCCTGATCCTTTAAATGTATATGCTGGAATAGCTATTTCTGCAACAAAAATTGTTGTTAAGGGGTAAACATGGACAATGTGAGCCACCAACAAATCTATGATCGGCTTCTTGCTGTTGAGCATAAAGTTGATACGATAGATAAAAACACCAAAGGCTTAGTTGATGCAATTGATGCCATGCAAGGTGCTATTAAAGTGCTTGGATGGATTGCTTCTGCAGCTAAACCAATACTATGGATCGGAAGCTTAGTTATAGCCGCAGGTGCTATTTGGCAAACATGGCTTAAAAAGTAATGGCTAATGTAAAACAACAATTAGATATTCCTGCTATACCTAGTTTGGGTACATCAGGAATTGTCTATTCTCAAGATGTCCAAAATCAAAACAATGGACTACTTAGGTTGTTTTTTACAAAGTTACTTAACTCATTACAATCTGTTTTTGGCCCAAGGGGTGGCAAGTACCTGAATAACCCTTATGGTGCTTTCCAAGATGGCACAGATCAGATTGCTGCCAATACAACTACTGCCTATCCTATAACTTTTGATACAACTGATTTTGCAAATGGAGTCACTTTATCAAACAGTTCAAGACTTAATGTTACAGACTCAGGAATTTATAACATTCAGTTTTCTCTCCAATTAGTAAATACAACTAATGATTCTCAAGATATAGATATTTGGTTTAGAAAAAATGGTACAAATATAGATAAATCTAACAGTAGATATGGGTTGGCTCCAAGAAAAGACGTATCAAATCCATTTCATACTATTTGTGCTATAAATTTCTTTGTTGATTTAAATGCAAATGATTATGTTGAAATCGTTTGGAGAACAAGTGATGTTGGGGCATATATTGAACATTACGTTGCCAGTACAACACCAACTAGGCCATCAATTCCATCTGTAATTGCTACAATTAGCTTTGTCTCCAACCTACCTAGGGAATAGAATACAGATATGGCATACATTCCACTACAAATTCCTCCAGGCGTATACAAAAACGGGACTGAATATCAGTCTAAAGGTCGTTGGAACGGCTCAAATTTGGTACGTTGGTATGAAAACACTATCCGTCCAGTTGGTGGATGGAGGAAGCGTTCTACTAGTCAATTGACGGGTATGGCTAGAGGCTTGATTAACTGGCGAGACAATTCCAATAATAGACGCATCGCAATTGGTACACATTCAAAATTGTACTCAATGAGTGAATCTGGTACTTTAACTGACATTACGCCTACAAGTTTTACTGTTGGTGATGCAGATGCAGTACTTAAAATTGGTTATGGTTATGGAACTTATGGAAGTTTTGCCTATGGCGTTGCAAGACCAGATTTAGGCTCATACATTCCTGCGACTACTTGGAGTTTAGATACCTTTGGTGAGTATTTGGTTGCCTGTTCAACTAAAGATGGTAAGCTTTTGGAGTGGCAATTAAATACTGCTAATGATGCGGTTGCTATTACTAACGCACCAACTAGCTGTACTGGACTAATTGTTACTCAAGAACGATTCTTATTTGCACTTGGAGCAGGTGGAAATCCTCGTAAAATCCAATGGTGTGACCAAGAAAATAATACTGTTTGGACTCCTGCTGCCACTAACCAAGCTGGCGACTTTGAGCTGACCACTATTGGCTCTTTGCAATGCGCTAAACGCATCCGTGGAGCAACTATTCTGTTTACTGATGTTGATGTACATACTGCTACATACATTGGTCCTCCTTTCATTTATAGTTTTGAGCGCATTGGATCTGGTTGCGGTGTTATCTCTAAGCAAGCAGTAGCCGCTACTGACAATGCCTGTATTTGGATGTCTGGTTCAGGGTTTTGGATGTACGATGGCTTTGTTAAACCACTAAATTCTGATGTTTCGGACTATGTGTTTAGTAACATGAACACAACTCAGTCTTCCAAGGTTTACTGTGTCCACAATTCAACTTATGGTGAGATTTGGTGGTTTTACCCAAGTGCCGCATCTAATGAAGTAGATTCTTACGTTTCTTACAACTATCGTGAGAATCATTGGGCAATTGGTACTTTGGCTCGTACTTGCGGTACAGATCGTGGGATCTTTAATAACTTAATTATGGTTTCTACAGACGGATACATCTATGAGCATGAAGTTGGTTTTGATTATGATGGTCAAACACTATTTGCTGAGTCAGGACCAGTAGAGCTAGGTAATGGTGATAGAACCATGAGTCTGACGGGATTGGTTCCCGATGAAAAGACTGCTGGTGATGTCCAAGTTCGGTTTAGCACAAAGTTCTATCCAAATGCTACCAAATACGACTATGGCCCATATTCAATGGCTAACCCGACTTCAATTCGATTAAGCGGTAGACAAATTGCCGCTAGGATTGAAGGTGTTGATTTAACTGATTGGCGAGTTGGCGTTATTAGATTTGATGGGAAAATGGGTAGTTTGCGATAAAACTAGCTATTTTTTAGAACAAATATTATGATTAACCATGATAGTGAAGATTGGCGTAACTTAAGGAATGCCAAACTGTTAGAATGGTTTGGTGGCAACCAGAGTGCTGTAGACTTTTTAGTCGCTTTATCAGGTATTGCTGAGTTATGGGATGACTTAGTAGATAAAGACAAAGAGCCTAGCAGAAAAGACATTGATACTGTCTTTTGGAATGCTTTGGTGACGCTACCTACAAATGAGTTCTTTAATCAAAATAAGGCGTTTTTGATGCCTTTAGTGATTCAGAGTATAAATGCTTGGCAAGACTCTGTAGAACTTGAAAATGGTAATACCAACGACAGAGCCTATGCGCTCACATTGCGTATTATTTCATTACAAATAGCACCAATGATAGTCTTATTGCTTAGAGGACAAGAAGCAATGAGAGAAACTAGTACGGAAATGTGGCGGTATTTTACGTCACATGATGATGCAATTAAATGGATACAAGGGGAATAATATGTCTCTAG